CCGAGCTTGAAGGAACAGGCGCTTGGTGCGTTGGGCAGGTTTAATGCCAACGCACATACTCGCGCAGACGAGATGGTCCAGGACTTTGACACCATCCGCCGCGCACTGCAGCAGCTCGATGGCTGACAAGTTGGACGAACTGAATCCCGGTAGGCGACCAAAGAACCGGGGGCGCAACAAGACCGTCAATCTGCGGATGAGCCAGGAGGAGATCGACGTGGCACGCACCCTCGGGAACGGCAACGTGTCGATGGGTGTCCGGTGGGCTGTTCGATTCGCGCATGACCGCCACATGCGCCCTGTCACCCTGACCACCCTGCTCAGATCTGCCGCCGTTCTGGCCGCCGAACTCGAAGCCACCAGGCGGGTGTGAAGTTTTACAACTGGCCTACTGGTCTAAACACCGAGGCTGTGTAACACTACAGGTGTGGGGGCGAGAGCTTCCGCACCTTTTCTTTTACTGGAGGGCAATGGCCATCCCCACCGAACTACCCCACGAAAAGCTCAGCCACTGGTATTTCGCCATCGGTTGGGCTCGACAAGTCATGATCCAAAACATCGAACGTGTCCAAGCCCTCGGGCTATCCACCGCCTACGACGAACGCCACCTAGAGCAACTTGACGACATGGAGCAATTCTTGAAAATGTCCTGGGATGTCTGGATGGACAGCATCGAAAAAGATTGCGCCCATAGTGGGCTGGAGGTGTCCCATGAATCCTGATGTGCTTGAGATTTACGACCTTGCTTTCGGTCCTGATGGGCGCTGCGATGTGGAAGCTCTTGTGGAGGACGCTGTTATTACCCGCAAGCAAACCGACCTCGACCCACCCGAATGGGGCCCTGCTTTGTGCCGAGGCACCTTCTACCTTTGTGAAGACGACGTAATGCCAGCTACCGATGCCGGAGTCCGACGCCTGCTTAGCGAACGAATCGACAACTGGGAGGTGGTGGATTTCTCGGATTGGGCAGACGACTGCTAAGGCCCTTCGTAACGAAGAGTCTTACGACGACTGGTCCTACGGGACAGAACCCATTCCCTGTGACACGAGCTGGGTCAAGCCCCAAACGCCAACTCAGCTCTTCATCCACCTCGTGGACGCTTTCGTCAACAGCGAGAGCATCAACCACGAACTGCTGGCTCGTATTGCGATGTACGAGATGTTCAAGCTGCCCGAGGCAACCTTGTTACAACTCCGCTCGCAGTACCTGTCCAACACCCCTTAGGTACTACACTACCAACGCTTTACCTATCACAATGCTAACTATCCTCTCTGACACTCAAGTCCGCACTCTGTCGGACAGTATCAAGACCATTGACCAGCACCTCGCCACGATCCAGACGCTGCTGGCTACGTCCCAGACCGTCAACTTTGAAGGCACCACTCCGGCCGTCAAAACGCCTAAGGCGCCTGTCGCAACGGAGTCTCAGCCTAAGACTCATAAGTCTCGCCGCAAGCACCGGATACTAAGCACCAAGCAGGTGTTGGAGATCAAGCGTCGGTTGGCCAATGGTGAAGGTGCTACCGCTATTAGCCGGGACTACAAGGTTCACTTCACCACGATCAACAGCATCAAATACGGCAAGACGTGGAGGCACGTCTCGTTGAACCAGTCGGCTCCAGTCACCGTCCACGCATGATTCTCTGTGATACAGAGATCCGGGCCCTCTGCACAGAGGGCCTTGTGGATCCTTATGACCCTGAGCTGGTCAACCCGGCCAGTCTAGATGTGAGACTCGGTGAGAATCTTTTGGTTGAAGTCCCTTTGACTTCGCAAATGCAGCCCTTTTCCATTAAGGGTTACACCGAAGATCACCCGTTTCTGTTGCCGCCGAAGGAGTTCATCCTGGCGGAAACCGTCGAAACCTTTTTCTTGCCCTCGTTTCTTGCCGGTCAGTTTGCGCTTAAAAGTTCCAGGGCTCGCTCTGGTATTGAGCACTTGATGGCCGGTTACTGCGATCCGGGTTGGCAAGGTTCCAAGCTGACACTGGAACTGCAAAATGCCAGGGCTATTCATCCGGTGGCACTGTGGCCTGGGATGCGTATTGGGCAGCTTGTGTTCCACATCATGTCGGCACGTCCTGCGGAGGATTACTCCATCGTCGGGCACTACAACTTCGATCAACAAGTTACTGCTTCTAAACTATGAGACAGGATGTTGTTAACCACCCCAGTCATTACACCGCCGGCAAAGTTGAGGTCATTGACTTTATCGAGGATTGTATGAAACAAGCCCCCGATGCAGTCGTCGGTGGGCTCCAGTGGCAAGTCCTTAAGTACATGAGCAGGCTCTGGCTTAAAGAGAGTCCGCACATTGACGCCAGTAAAGCTCGCTGGTACTTGAACCGCCTGATCGACAAACTGGAAGAATCTGATGGACAACTTTAAGTTTGAATTGATACGGGCTAACAAAGCCCAAGAAATTATGTACTGCATGAACACCAAGTTTCAGGCAGCTACAGCACAAGGGTTAGTTGATGCTTTCGTAGACTTTGCGTCCGGCTGCGGCTACCAAAAAGAATCCTTACTAGAAGCCTTTGAAGTACACACCGAAGAAAACCTGCTTTACACAATCAAGGAGCACCCGTTAGATGACTGACCTTTCCCCCGCCGCGCAGGCCGTCTATGACGCCTTCTGGGATGGCATTCGCTACAAGGACGACATAACCGACAGCAACATTGCTGCGGCCCTCCGCGCATTAGCAGACCGCATCAAAAATGCTGACTTAATCCGTCAAGATGTAATTGACATTGCAAACGAGCTGGAGAAACAAGCCTACGAACTATGAACTGTCCAAGTTGTAAATCTGAAAATTACAAGGTGGTTGATAGCCGTGTTCAGAAAGATGGAACGCGGCGACGCCGATTTGTATGCAGAAATTGTTCTGAGCGTTGGTCCGTTTATGCAACTGGCAAAGACGCAGAACCTGCTGCTAGGTGTCCCCCGATAAATAAAGGACGCCTGTCAGTAGAACAAGCCAAGCAGGTCATGTTGTCGGGTAAGAGCACCCTGGCGTTAGCGGCTGAATTTGGTGTTTCGCACCAAGCCATCTCGCAGATTCGCCTAGGGCAGACATACTCGTACATCTACCGTGAGTTGCAGGAGCAAGGTTGTGCTCTCGCCAGTTCAGGGGGTGTTCTTTGCGATCAGTGCAAACACTGGGAACAGGACGCCTGCGGCTTCGGTTTTCCTGATGCTGGCGGCGACTTTGCTACAGATTGTTCGCTGTACGAGGTGGACTGACTCACTAACCTGCTACACTACACACGTTCGCCCTACCAGAGGCTCACACCATGACAAACGATTTTGCAGCGGTCTCCACGCTGGTTGCCGAGTTCCAGCGGAAACTGGAGGTCATCATCAAGCGCGACGGTAGCCGCCACTTGATGGATGCCCACATCCCGCTGGATGTGGTGAACCTGATCGAAGACGAGTTGATGCCCATTCTTGATGCTGTGATTGCTTGGATTGAGTGGGAGCCGTCAGACGAGGACCTGTGTCCGGGTGAACCGCCCGTGACTATGCAGGAAATGCACAGTGCCGCCCACGCTCAACACATGGAGCTGCACAAGTGAGCGCACCCACCTACCTCTACGGCATCGAACATCTGCACACGATGTTCAACGCCACCACCGTCGCCTTCGACTGTGAAACCACTGGGCTCCAACCGGTTTTTGGTGGTCTACGGCTGCTCCAGTTGGCAGCCTTAGACCGGACTCCGGTGGTTATTGACTGCTGGGATCTGACCGACGATGACTGGATTGACCTGGAAGAATTTTTCTCGGTCAAGCGGTACTGGCTTGCCCACAAAGCCGTGTTCGATTTGGGTTGGCTGCAGGAGCACGAGTTGCACCCCGAGGGGGATGTTCTTTGCACCATGCTCGCCAGTCGGATCCTCACCAATGGCCTGCCCAACTTGAAGCACGGTCTCCAGCATGTTGTAAAACGTTACCTCAAGCTGGAGATTTCCAAGGAGGAGCAGAAGAGTGACTGGAGTGCTGATCTCACCCCCAGTCAACTGGAGTACGCGGCGTATGACGTTTACCTGCTGACCCAGTTGGATGGGCCGATTAACCAACGTATGGCGGAGGGCAACCTTCACAAGGCGTGGTTTCTGGAGTGCGCTGCTTTGCCGACAATGGCGCAACTGTGGCGCACAGGTCTGCCGTTCGACAAGGAAGCCCTCGAAGAACTGCACGAAGATCTTGCCAAAGATCACGTGCGGCTTGGTGACGCCTTCATCGAGACCCTTGATGCGGCACTGCCTGCCAACAAAAAGCTGCCTCGTGATCCAGACGGCACCTTTAACTTGCGCTCCAAGCCAGAGGGCACCATTCGTGAGGGCACTAAAAAGGAGGCCGGCTTCAACCTGAACAGTCCCAAGCAACTGTTGGACGTGTTCACGACCCTGTTGGATAGGCAGCCGGTAGACAACAACGGCAAACCCAGTGCCAGTCGTGCGGCACTACGGGAGTACGCCGGCGACCACAAAGTTGTGGCCGACTATCTGGCCTGGAAACGGGTGGAGAAACGGCGCCAAATGGTAGAAGCCCTGCTCAAACACCTCGGGAGCAACGGTTTTATTAAGGCAAGTTACATGCAGCTTGGGGCTGACACCGGGCGCATGTCCTGTATCGGTCCCAATCTCCAGCAAATTCCAAGAGATTCAAGGTTTAGGGCGTGCGTGAAGGCACCACCCGGATGGAAACTGGTAGTGGCGGATTACGCCCAGATGGAACTACGGCTGGCCGCCGCTGAAGCTCAAGACGAGCTGATGATTCGTGCGTTTCAGCAAGGGTTGGATCTGCACACTGTTACTGCGATGCAAATTTATGGCGTCCCTGAAGATGAGGTTACGAAGGAAATGCGCCAAGTTAGCAAATCTGCGAACTTTGGTTTGTTGTATGGATCGGGAGCCCGAGGATTACGCAACTATGCAGCAGGAATGGGGATACAAATGGATCTCTTTGAGGCTGGGGAGATCCGCTCTAAATTCCACGCTGCATATAAAGGAATCAGCCGGTGGCAACGCGAAAATGCTGCACAAGCTAATCGCCATCGTGTTGATGCCGCGATCAGGATTCGTAACTCCGGGTTGCGGAGGTTTTTACCGGGCGAGTACAACTCACTTACGGTCCGCTCCAACACCCCCATCCAAGGAGCCGGTGCCGCTGTACTCAAACGAACATTGGGTAAGTTATGGCCATTGCTAAAAGCTGATGGCGAAGAAACGGTCCGCATCGCGGGTGTTGTTCATGACGAAGTTATTCTTTTTGTGCGTGAAGAACATGCGGATGTTTGGTGCCAACAACTCGCGGCTATAATGCAGGACGCTGAGGCAGAGTGGTTAGGGCCTGTGCCGCCGTTGGCTGAAGCGAAGGCCGCTAAATCGTGGGTGGATGCTAAGTAATGTTAAGCATACTTGATTTGTTTTCTGGTATTGGCGGTTTCAGTTATGCTGCAGAGCGTTTAGTAGGCGGGTTTTCAACAAAACAATTTGTTGAAATTGATACTTATTGTCGTTCTGTTCTTCTAAAAAACTGGCCTGACGTTCCGATTCATGACGACATTCAAACCTACACAGCTCCAGTTAAATCTTTTGACGTTATCACAGCCGGATTTCCTTGCCAAGACCTCAGTAGTGCCGGAAAGCAGGCAGGACTCGGGGGAGAACGAAGCGGACTGTTCTACGAAGTCATCCGACTGGCTCGGGAGCTTCAACCTCGGTTCGTCGTCTTTGAAAATGTTGCAAATCTCGTGTCTCACCAAAACGGGGAGACGTTCCAAGAAGTGCTCTTCCAAATTGCCCGTGCAGGGTTTGATGCGGAGTGGGCAGTTGTTTCAGCGCGTGATGTGGGAGCCTGCCACTTGCGGAAACGAGTGTGGATCGTTGCCCACGCCGCGAGCCAATGCGGCGATGACGTGCGACTTGAGAACGCAGGGCAAGCATCCGAATCCAAACTTAGAGACAGTGATTGCGCGGATGTTGCCGACGCCGACGACGACGAGGGACTACAAGGACGGGAGCCAGCAGGGGTGCGCGAACACACCGCCGAATGGGCTACTTGGCAGGGAAATCCACCAAGCTGTGGGCTCTCCCCTGACTGGAGAAGCTATGTATCTAAACCCGTTCTTTGTAGAGGAGATGATGGGCTTTCCAGTCGGGTGGACCGACTTAAGGCTTTGGGCAACGCAGTAGTGCCACAAGTAGC